GACCGGAGCGGCTTAACAAACCGCCGGTAGTACCTTAAATCTGACCGCTAGACGCCCTGCGTTGAACGCAGCGCGGAAAGCCGTATCCGGTATCGGTTTTGACTTTGCGTTCAATGGCAAGCGATAGCGTCGGTTCTGTGGCTTGCTGCACTTGGTCTTCAATCCAGACTCTATCCCAGCCTATGGGTCGCCATGTGACGTATAGCCGATGGCCACGTCCACCGACTACCAGTCCCTCGCCTTCCAGTGCCGAGAAGGCGCGTTTGACCGTCCATCGTGATACGCCGAATAGTCGGCAGTATGCTTGCTCTGTTCTAAGGCGGCAACCATACAGGTAGTTTGTCCACCGCTGCTTGATGCGCTGTGATAGCCAATCGTGTATGGCAAGCCACTTGATGCGGTAAGCGTGGATTGATTCAATCATTGTGTTGCTCGTTCGTAACAGTGTTTGAAGTTCATCTGCTTGTTTTTGAGTTATCTGGGTTAAGTCCAGCCTGCGCCCGTATCGCTTGGACGTTTGTGCTTTTTTCTTTTTAATCATTGTGCAGTATGCTCCATTTGATTTGGCAAGTAAAGCAGCGTTTGCCAAGATTGTAGCGGCTGAGACGTTTGCCACAATCAGGCTCTTTACAGAAACGCGCGCGGTCATTAAACTTTGGGCGTTCCGATGGGCGCACTATTTTAACGGGAAAGTCTTTCATTTTCTTCATACCTTAAAAGCAATGTAGGATGTAGGTATATGTAGCTAATTCCCAAAAGTTTCCTCATGAGAAATCGAAAGTAAAAAGTTTATGGAAATACATACATTATGCTACATCCTACATGAACACACAATAAGTCATAACCTATCGTGCGCCCAAGCCTTTACCTGTATTTTGGTTTCCAACTTTTATTCCATTGTGGGAAGAAATGCGCAAAATAGGCGTTTCTCCGCACATAAATTTCAATTCCCAAAAAGCGGTGTTTTGATTGAATGTTGCCGTCCCAAAGTGCTGTTGAGCGAACAAACTAGCCAGCGGCCCGTGTTGTTTTTTGGATGGAAAAAATAAATCCAAAGGGTGAATAATCTTTAAAAATGCAGTGGCGGCGTCTGTTTTTGTTTTCCAGTTACCAGAAGTATGCCATGAATAGTCATCTTCAACCTGTTTATGGTCTGGTTTATCGCTATTTTCCATGAGATTATTCCCTTTTTGTCAAAGAAAGATTTTCCCAAAACATGCCCGTTTCTTCACGATGTTGAATGAATCCTTTTTGCCTTAAAATTTCATTACAGAAGCGAACATTTGCAATATATTCTCCGTTTTCTTTACACCATGATTCGTAAGCCATACGCAATTCGCCAGCGCGGGTATTAAAACCGCAAAGGGGCTCAGTATTTTCATCCAAAAACCGCAAAAACGAATCACTATCAATTCGATATTGTGCTGTAGCTTCTTTTATTTCATCGGGGTATTGAAGGCGGTTTTCATACCACGACATCGCGCCTATTATAATCCAATTTAATATTCCTGATTTTTCAGTTGATAGGATTTCGTCAGCAAGTTCGGGGTTTCGCTGATCTTCAGGTATTGTCTTTAAAAATGAAACCAATTTTAAACGTCGCCATATTGCATCATCATCGCCGGACGCCCTGGGTTTATGATTTGTACACAGGATTATTTTATGTGTAGGCTCAAAGTCAATAAATTCTTTATAAAGAGTGCGCCCCTTTAGTTTATCGCGCCCTGTAACCCATTTTACAAGTCCCTCATTTAACGCCGCTCCGCGTTTGCTTTCAAAAGCCGTTACCATACGTTTTCCCCGAAGGGAGAAAATTTCAAGCTCGGAGGTATTTTCTTTTTTTATCAATAGAGATTGTGGAGCCGGGGCTGCATAGTCTCCCAAAATCGTCATTATGATTTTAAGAAAAGTAGATTTTCCATTTGCACCAGAACCATAAAAAATCGGTAGGCATTCTTCAATAACTGAACCCGTAGCGCAATAGCCGGTTAGACGTTGTACAAATTTTATCATTAATAAATTATTATCGAAAATAGTCATTAGAAATTCATCCCACCTGGGACAAACGGCATCAATAGCAAAATCAGCCCCCGTTTGTTGCGTAATATACAGTTCTGAATTATGAGAAATTGTCGATCCGTCTTTTAAATTCACAAGGCAGGATTCAGTATTTAATAAATGAATGTGGGTATCAAAAACATCTCCCGAAATTGCCATTTCACTTTGTGCAAGGTCTACCATATTTATAATGCGGTTTTTAGCCTGTATTTTTATAGCCTCTTTTAATTTTGACATTCTAATATCGGGATCGGCAACGTCTCGCGCTCCCTCTAAAATGGAATCAGCAATTTTTTTTGCATAGTGTTCGGTCAAAGAAACCTCGTCTCTTTCCCACTTAATGCCGTTCCATATAACCCATCCCAAACTGTTACAATAGCATATTTTATCTCGATAAGTTTTTGCATATAATCGAGAATTAGCCAAATCTGTTAAAAGAGTGCTGGGGGTATTATCCTGTACTTTCTTCTTTTTATCTAACTTTGGATTTTGTACTATTGTATTACAGTTTTTCACAGCCGTATCTATGGTCATTTGTCCATAGGTATTCCCGTTGCTATTATGCCGCTCATCCCACTTGGAACGCATTAAAGCGGATTGTCTGAAAAGCAAATCCATTTTTTCCGAATTAGCACCTGTCCAGAAGGCCAAGTGATTACATAGGGCTAAGTCTGCGGCAGAATGGTCGCCGCTATACGCTGTCAAATCCCCACGGTCGAATAGAGCTATAAATTCCAGTCCATTTCTAGCAACCCGCGCTCTATCTAAAATCGTTTCTTCTTGTGGAATATGCAATAATCCTTCTCTTTTACAAAATGATTCTAAAAAAGGTGATGCTTCAACAATATTCCTGCAATCATCAAATTCAAATATTCCTGTTGTGGTTAAATATCGGGCTTCTTTATAAATTTCTATTCCCGAATCATTAGGCATAGCTTTTTTACATTTTTTCAAATCTATATTCATGTTTTTTAATAAAATATGATAACCCGTACCCGAGGGGGATGTTTCGGTATAGCTTTTTAAATTGCTTATTAATTCCTGTGCCCACGGAAAAATATTTCCACCCTTTTTTACATGGTCTAGGTCTATACCTTGATAGTCTCCGCCTAGTTCAAAACCTATTCCTTCCCAGCCACCCTGATTATAGGTTTTAAAAATTGAATCAAAAGTATCCCATGTGACAGGATCGTTATTTCTTGCAAAAGCTCCGGATACTTGAAATGGCGGCTTTGTTTGTTTTCCGCCGCGCATTTCATATTTCCACAGTACCCAGCGTTTTTGATTCTTCAATTCCTGTGGTATATTATCAAAGTTTATCTGCATGACGCTTGAATCTCCACTTTGGAACGTCGCCGAAATATCTATGCTTAGTTTCTACCGTAGGTTGGGTATCATTCTTAAAGAACTTTCCGAGCATATCCACAAATCCCATTTCTCCTAACGCTTCACTGGACGTTCCAAGTTCCGTGTAATCATTCGGCGCGGCGGTAGTTTGGTCATACATTTTCATGGGTAGTTTGTTGGGTAGTTTCATGGGTAGACTTTCAGCTAAAGTACCCAACAACGCAGTCGTATTTCGCTTCGTTGGCTACGCAGTGGTCGCCAAGCGGATGATGCTTTCTGTTTTTTCCGCCGTGTTTATTAATCACTAATTTCATGTGTTTTGCATCGTGCTTTTCTCCGCAACTATCCTGAATCCAGCGGTTAGTTCCGCTCCATCTCTTCTCCCAATCGTCAAGGTTATTGATTTCCGGCGGGTAAATATGGAGAGCAAAAAAGCATCCGGCGGTTTCCTTGCCAATATGGATAGGAGCGTGGAGTTCTTTTTGGCATTCCGCGCAACGCGAAAAATACAAGTAGTAGTTTATTCCCATTGCAGTAATCCCTTTTCTTTAATCAATTAATGTCAGTTTATTTATTTTCTGCCGCTGATTGATTTTTATCTTTAATGAATTGATAGTAAGGCACGGCGCGGCGCAAGCCGTTTTTTACATCCCGTATAAATATTCCAACACATTTGGCTTTTCCCTCCCTTGTGAGTTTTCTTAAAAAATGTTCACCGGATGCCGTCTTTCCAGAAATCCTTTTGTCAATATCGGCGCGGCAAAATGAATTAGCCGGAGGACTATTATATTGTTTGAGGGCATCATCCAGTTCCTTCTCCCATTCGTCCACGGTGATTATGGTTTCGGGTTTTTTAGGCATTGTGGCTTCCCTCTATACGAGGTCTGCTTAAATTTTTTATCCATGCACGAGTATAACTTTCTTCATCTCCGCGACGAATTAATATTCCTCCAAATTGTGGGGAACTTGTGCGCCCCCGTGCCAAACGAAATGCAAACGGTGTTTTTGCTTGCCATCCCGGCGTTGTGACGGCTATTCCATATCCATATTTTGTAGGACATTCGGTCTTAATGTAACGATGACGATGACTTCGCACGATTACATTAGGTATTCTTTCTCCAAATTGAGCGGCTTCGGCGTATTCTTCAACAAGTTCCTTGTGTACCGCCGTAGCCTCATAAGCCGCGCTGGAGGTGCTCCCGATAGTGTGTACGGCATGAACAAGACAGCCGGCCAAATCAATCCATAATTCATTTCTCGCGTATTGGTCGTTTTCGTCAGGAATTGCCTCCAAATCGCTAGCTAGTTCCTCTTCATCTTCGCCACTTTCTCCAGAATGCGCGGTTGTACCCTTGACTATATAAAGACGCCCATCGCATAAATCACGGATGGGGGATAATATCGCCATTGCGATTTTACGCTGGTCAGCCAAATTATTTGTCAGTGGCGTTTTTGAATTATGATGGGCATTATCAATAATATCTCCGTTGACAATTACGCAATACGGCTCTTTGCGGGTAACGCGAGGCGTCCACTCCTTCCAAAATTCATCCCACCAGCCCCAGACTTTCCGCTGAAATTCGGAAGCGTTGAATGTTGCGCCTTCGTCGAATTTCAATTTTGAATCCGGCGGATACAATCCCATACGGCAGCCAGCATGTAAATCAGAAACTACAATCGCTTGCTCAAAACCAGTTAGACGTTTACCCATTTTTCGGCCACTTTCTGAAAATGACAGGAATCTTTAGCTCTCTTGCCTTTGCAATTTCAGCTTTAATTCCTTTGGATTTTTTCCAGCCCGGACTTTTAACGACAAGAACACAAGAAGCAAATCGTAGCATATCAAAATCGAAATACTCCCAGTCCGCCCATGTTGTGCCCATATCGTAATCTATTGCGAGCACATGAGAATAAGCAATCGGAGAAAACGCTGGCGAACCATTCTTAATTAAATCCGCAACGATACGGCAAGCAAATTCATATCTTTTTTGGCGGATACGTTTTGACTTATGGCTATAAAGTGTGCAGACGTAAATCATGGTTTCTCTTTCTTATCAGGGTCTTTATTCCATCCAATGAATTCAAGTGTTTGCTCCGCCGCCGTCTGCGCGGCTTTATCCGTTTCAAAATCTACTGTACCCCTAACCTCGAATTTTTGACCGTCAATTCTTGCCGTCCAGCAATAACGATGGAAGGCGTTATCAAAAATACGGATAGTCCATTTTATGCGGTCGTTCATGCCTTCGCCCTTTCATGCGGGTTGAGACAGCGCCTTTATCCATTTGATTGCGTTGTTTTGAGCGCCCTTCATGGATTTGTATGATTTTGATTTTTGCAACTCGTGGACGTATGAATAGCAGTTTTCGCCAACTGGTTTTTTGACAATCTTATAATAAAGGGCTAACCATCCGTCGCTTTTCTTAGTGATTTCAACGATTTTATTACCGCAACCGACGGTTATTGAACTTATTTTATTTTGCATGTTATTCCTTCCCTTCTGCCTTTCGGCGGCAAATGTCGGCGTTGCTTTGCGCCTTTTTAATTTGTGTATCATAGAAATAGGGCGTTACATCTAAATGTTCATCCCATTCAGATTTAATTCGCTCTGCCTCGACTTCCCAGCAGTGCTCGAAAATGGCGGCCTTGTCCATGCCGAACAGGTACTGTGGTATCATGTCGATCCGGAAGCCATTTACGTATGCGCCAGATATACGGGAACGCGCTCATGTTCTCCCTTTCTTTTCATGATTAAAAACATCGTTAAGCATTTTGTATGCGCTGAATGCCGCCTCTGATATTTTTCCAGAATTGTCTTTTAACCTTGATTCGCACGTCGCGGTTATGGTTTGATTTTTCTTTCCTTCTTTAATGAATGCAGCTTCAAATCGCGCTTCGTCGCTATTTCCGGAAACATTCAGTGTTACACGACTGGCAACTAACAACCAACGGCGCAGGACTTCCGCCAACACCATCAAATCGTCTGGACAGAACGAAACCGATCCGTCGTATGAATCCTCATCATCTCTCTGGCGTGAATCCAAAATCTCTTGCATGAATTGATTGATAACGTATTTATCGTGATTTGCCGGACATCCGAAGTCGTAATCCCTGACAACGGAAATCAATTCGTGCAGGTCGCCGCTGGCGATGATTGTGAAAACGGGTAGTTTTTCGACTTCTTCTTTGTTCATCTTGGTATCCTATCTGTATTCAAGGGTTCTATTGTGAAGTTTACAATGGTATTTTATTAACTTTTTATACACATGAAACGACATCTTAAATTCTCTATGAAAGCATTTTGAGATATATGTTTTTGATACTTCCAATTGGCGAGCAACTTCATTGACGCCGACATAATGTGTAAAATATAAATGTGCGGCAATTCCCTCAATTGTAGAATCTATGCCTTCCGCAATAACAGAATACAAATCCTCATATTCATCTATTCTTTCACAAATGGATTCTTCTTCACTGATTGAAAATGCAATCTGCTTGCCCATTTTATTTCTCCATGTATTCCACAACCTGTTTGTAAACGTCCTTCTCCGTCTGTTTTGTTTCTTCCATCCAGCCAATCAGCCAGTCAAGGTAATTTTCACCGCCGGATTCATTCATTATCTCGTCCAAAGTGTAACCTTTGAATTTCCCCAATGGCATTGTGAATTTGCGTTCGTCGGTCATCCCGGAGCCTTTCCGTCAAAGGGTTTAGTTGCCCATCTTTTCATCTAATTTGGATTCACTCCGTTCCCGCGATAAGTTCGTTGTCCTGGTTAACACGCTCCGCGACATTACCCGTCGCGGGCGCGACAAGAGGCGTCGCGGAAGGCAATTTGACCACGGTTGAAGGAAAGCAAGCTATTACCCTTTCGCAAAACTGAGGAAACCGTTTGCCGTCATATTTTCCGCCCGGCTTGTTCTCGACATCGAAATCTGCCGGGAAGCATTCATAGGCGACGCGCCCGGACTTTCGCCTGAATCCTTTACAGCCTTGGCAATAGGCTTTCTCCTCATTCGGCAGCTTTACGGACATGCCGGGCCTATATGGGCCTGCTCCAGGCAGATACGACCAGACGACAACGCGCAGAAGTCCATTCCGCGCCGTCGTTTTGCGCATCCCCCGATACTTTTTCTGCTGGCGCGGCGAAGTCTCTACGACCAATTCCGCCCCGCAGTAGAACGTCACCTTGTAGGGCATTTCACAATCCTCCGTCTTTTAGGACTTCGCGGGATTTTCCGATGAATTTCCAAATACTATTAGCGAGAGCAAAACCGGTTTCGCCGCAATGACGCTCAAGTAATTGCGAGGCGAGGTCAAGGTCGTCGAGGATTGACTTGTCGTCAGACGATTTTCGCGTTGAAAACAAATCAGCCATCGGATCGCACTGATCCACAGACAGGTCAACATCACGAGGCAAACGAGCTTCGATAATGCGAAAGGGATTTGCAATTTTGATATTGGCATCAGATACAATCATACCGATCTCCTCCCACGCGTCTGCACTGTCTTGATCTCCGCGTTTGGCCGCTTCGACGGAAGCCTTTTCCGCCACATCTCGAATTTGCTGCAAGCGCAATCTTGGTAGCATGTTAACCTCCTCTGTTAACCGCCTTATCGCGGGTTATTTGCGTTCCCAATATGCGTCCTCTTGCTCTTTGAGTTTTTCCCATGCCAGTTCACCCGCCTCATTTTCTTCATCATGCGTTAATATAATGTCGGAATTTAAAACTGTAATCTCGTCGATATATGGTTCCTCTCTGCCAACGTTTGGACATTTATTGTTGCGGATATATCCAAGAATTGAAACCTCGGCTTCAATAAAATATTGATTTCCGTTCCGCTCAACAGTCATGGTTATATGCGGCATCATCTTCGCCTTTCCGTGGGCAGGTCGTTTCTCTTAACAAAATTTGCGCCCTCGATTTTGTTCGGGTACGTCTCGCTATTCCAATGATTCAATACGCCCCAAATCAATGTCGCCTCAATAATCATATCCTCTGAAATTCTCGGAAAGAAAGTCCTTTCAACCTTCAATCCGCGATAGTGTATTTCATAATGAAATGACAGTTTTATAGTATCATCGCGCCCATCTTCGATCCACCCCTTTCCAATCCACGTCAGGGAAGCGTCTTTTTGAATCTCTTTTTTGAACATCTTACGGAGTTTCTTTATCAGCAAACCCATAAAATGCTCTCGGTTGCGTTCTTGACACCCCTCCTCATTCAACAGCCACCATTTAACGCGTGTCAATTTTCTGGCGTGTCTATGCCAATTTCCAGAATTAAAACGTGTCATTACTTTTTTCAAATCTTCCAACGGATCATCGAAAGGCTCACTTTTCATGATTAGTCCTCCAAGTATTTAACAACTTCCTTGTAAACATCCTTTTCCGTCTGGTCTGTTTCCTCAAGCCAACCCACCAGCCAATCAAAGTATTTCTCGCCGCCGGACTCGTTCATTATCTCGTCCAACGTGTGTCCTTGATATTTTCCAAACGGCATTGTGAATTCGTGTTCGTCGGTCATGTTCGTCGGTCATGTTCTCCCTCCATCATGCGTCCAGAAGGCGGTCGAGCGGCATGATTACCTCTTTCTACTTTGTTTAGGATTAGCAACATGTTTCCTCTGCCGCTCGGACTGCGGAAATTTCAAACAGAACACTGGGATAACCGTATCCGTGACATTGTTTCCAGCTGTGCTGTCGGCGGTAGGATTTAACGGCTTCTGTATTCTTGTTGCATCCTCAATGTGGCGCAGCACGCCGTCCCGACAAACGACATACGTTTTGCTAGTCTGTATTTTCGGTTTGCGCTTCATTTTGCCTCCAGCTTCGGCACGTGGATAATGTGTGTTGCCGACGTGCTTTTGTATTTTTTCTTGAACTCGGCGGCTTGCCCTTCGGCAGCGGATAACCTCAACCATCTATCTGGCGCAAGCGTCCACCATTTTGTTTTGCAATTAAACCGCTCAACCTGCCAGTATTCAAATCGTACCGGCGCTTGGTCGGGAAACAGCAGGTTTTCAGCTTCGGTCGGGTCTAGCATGGTTTCCTCGCTTTCTGCCAAAATTCCAGTTCCTTATCCGCCTTTGCCAGTTCAACTTTATATACATCTTTTCGTAGAATCCGCTGGATTTCATCCATCCACGCGAGGACGGCATGGGCAATCATGTCTTGACGGATATTCTGACCGCATTCGCCTTCAAGAATCAAATCAAAGTCTGCCTGATTGCAATTCATGTCTATATAGTAGATTTTTCCCTCGTCTACAATGAATCTATCAGAAGGCGGGGTCGGCGGGTCGTCTTCCGGCTCGTCATTTTTGCCGCAAATGGAGACTCGCATCTCGCTTAGTGTCAGTGCCTTAACGCCGTTGGCTAATATGAGGCGTTTTTCGTATTTCGGCGTTGTAGCACTATCGCCTTTTTCTTCGTTGCTCATCATATTCCATCTCCTAATTTTTCAATTTCATTGATTACGAATTTCTTATCCCGACATTCCGCGAGTAACTTCTTATGGTCTATATGCCAGTATTTCAACAGCATTTCGATACGGATCGTCGCAGGAAGGTATTTATCGGGATCATATATTTTGCAAAATTCTATCTTTTGAATATCGCGCAACCAGCCGAGAACGTCAATAACGGTTTTAATCGTTTCGGCATTGGATTCCCATTTTGGAAGTTGTTTATCTTCGTTGCTCATGTTGCCTCAATTCTAAACACCGGCGGACTTGCTCGCCAATACATCAGTGGCGAGAGCAGACTTTACAGTATACCGCCATCCGCCGGTGAATTATTTATTCTCGTCTCAAACATACAGAGCACTTTCGCCAAAAGTAAACCGACGGATAGGTGTCGCCGCACATCTCGGTTTCGAGTTATTTGTGAGCGTCCCCACTTATTTGCTCGGCATCCGCCGGCGAATCTTTAAGGTAACGCCATTCCGTTGCATTACAACCGGCTTCCCGCCAATCGTTGCCCTGTAAGTATCGTAGCCTATGGTATTTGCGTTCCCATTCCGTGCTGGCGGAATTGATGAGGTCGTCTCGGCGGACTTGCAACAAGCACGGTTCGAGTTCCATTTTTGCTATTTCACTATATGGAATGCTTCTAATAATATCATTAATTGGAACCCAATCCAATATCATAAACTCATTGCGCTTTACTATAGTTAAAAAATACCACTCACCCTCAACCTGTTTGAACCGCCAGCAGTTATCGGGTGGTTGGGGAAAGTTAATGCTGGTCATCTAAAATCTCCTGTATTAATTTTATTAACAATTTTCCACCGACAATTTTATCAAACCAAAATAAAGCAAACAGGATTAATACTATCCAATAGTACCAGTTCATGTCTTGTCTCCAATCCACGGCGGCAACGGCGGTAGTTCGCGCCATGCGTATATGGTAATACATTCCTCAAAGTACATATCCACCCATGATTTTTCAACCATAGAATAAAAGGCAACTATAATTTCATTTTCTCCACCAGCATTGTGCCATACTGCCATTATATATTCTTCATTCTCCGGCTTCTCGCTCGGCTTCTTCCAGCCGTCCTTCTCGACGCCTATGCCCTTACAGCGGGGACAGGTAACAAACGACGTATCATTGGAATACCCATTGTCAATCCAAACGTTTTTCTCACCCTCACATTTATGGCATGGTTCATCTATCATGGTTTTGCCTTTCTGATTTTGCGAATAACACAATGAAAATCCGGTACGGTTTCCGATAAATCGTATTTCTGAAGACGCCATTCCATTGCATCATCTATCTCATCGGGAGAAATCGATAATGTGAAATCGCCTGCATGTACAATGCCACGATATACACGCCTGTATCCTCGCGGAATTTTGACTTCAGCTTTCATGTCTTGTCTCCAATCCACTCCGGCAATGGCGGCAGTTCGCGCCATGCTATAATTTTTTTTCTCATTGTTCTAACCAATATATAGGTTATATCACACATTTTATTATCCCAAATAACCATATAATATCCTGCCTTCGTCGGCAACTCCTCCGGCTTCCTCCAGCCAGATGGCTCAACACCTGTGCCGAGACAACGAGGACATTTTTTGTGGTCAAACGGACTATGCCTTTTATTAAATTCACCAAGGCAAATACTTTTCTTCCCCTCGCATTTATGGCATGGTTCGCTCATGGTTTCCTCGCTTTCGCCTTCTCGCATTTCGGACACGTTCCCAAAGCAACATTGTACCAGATTTTATGTTTCGGACACTGGACGTTACAGGTGAACGTCTGGTCTTTCGCCTTCGCCATCCGGCGGTTCATCCACGCGAGTTGACGTTTGCCGATTTCAATAGTTAATGAGATTGGATAAATTTTAAAATATGGAAGTCCATTTGAATTATATTCCATTTCTGAACCGTCATTCAGTTTGCATTTATTTTTCGGCATTGGAAAGTTCCTTCTCGCATTTTTTACAAGTGAATTGATGAAACGGCATATATTTAAAATGCTGATATATCCAGTATGCGACTTCAATTAATTTTCTGCATTTTGAACATTGAATTATATACATTGTTATTTGTCCTTATTTATGTACCTATCGAATTCTACTATAATCCAAATAGAAATAATCACAATTAGAATAAACCCATATAATTTTAGCCAATTCATTCTCCGCGCTCCTTTCGGCTACTCCTTAAATGTATTTAAAAGTTGTTGTCTTGTCCCAGCAAAGAGTATTTGTTTTATCCTATCAGAGTCGGATACTTCTAAAGATTTTTTCATATCGGATTTTGTTCTGTATTCCCACAATGTAAATCCGGCATGACCTAAATCTACGATTGCAATGTATTTATACATTTTATGCGCTCCTTTCGGCTTATGGATTGCCATATATATTATATCCATGCGTATGATTGGCCACTTGCTCTTCTAACCGTTCTATTCTACGCTTAAGGCTTTTCAACGTAATCTTTTTCGGTTTACTTTTCTTAATGATTGGTTTGTCTGATTCATGTTTATTTATCGCTTCATTCAGTCTTTTCGCGTCCATGTTCAGGTCTCCTTCTACTACTATATAACCCCGTGATTCAAGCTTTCCTTCGGAAAAATCTACTCCACCGGCTCCGGCTCTACCTCCTCCGATTCTGCTATTTTTACAGGCATTATAGCACACTTCGCGCTACACGCCGTCGTCGAGAGAAATACCACCTCGTGCTTTTTCGCAAGATGTAAATTACACCAGACCTCCGGTCTGTAAATATTACCCGGAATAACCGGCTTGCGATTCTTTTTATATAATACTTGGTTTATTTTTAACACAAGGAAGTCGGGTCTTTCACACGCGGCTATATCAAACCTGTTCTTCGCTTCGCCGAATTCTTCGATAATTCCACCGGCAATCTTGTAAACTCCACGAGTTATATCATCGTTTTCACAAATAGAAATATATTGTTGGTTCATAAACTGGAAGCTATAATCGCCGTTGGGGATTTCATACGAGGTCTCGAACCACAATAAAACATTCCCGTTGGTTGCGTATACATACTTGTCGTTTACGCTAATTCTTTGGAATATTCTTTCGTTTTTGTTTATTCGGCTTATTTTGTATGCGGCCTGCCAAAATAACCAGTCGCTTTTTTTGTCCGAATCATAAACAAGAGTTAGAGATTGTCTGACGTACTCCATGATATTTTCCTCGCCAAAGGAATCTTGAAAAGTGCCCCCGCCACATAGCAGGGGCTGGTTCGCAAATTCAGGTCTTGTTTAGTTGCGCATGCCGCGCAAGAAATCCGGCGGAAGTCTGCCCGGAGGCAATCCGCCGGGCATTATTTTTTGCGAAAGCTCCCAGATTTTATGACATGCTGAACACAGGCATTGCGTTCCAGTGCCAAATGAACATTCAATGCAGATTTCAATTCCGCATTCATCGCATTTAACGGTTTGCCCGAAGGACGGGCATTGCTTCGCCGCCGAGATACCGTCATTCAATGCCGCCGTCAATTCTACGACGTTGCGGTGAAATTCCGCTAGCAGTTCGCCGATGGACATTTTCTTAATTGTTTTTTCATCAAGAATTTTAGACACCGTGTGCCTCCTCTTACAAAAGACTTTCGATTATCATCCCCAGCATGTTTTGAATTTCTCTCAAAACAACGTATTGATGATGTGTTGCTTTTGAAATGAATTTTTTCCCAAGCAAAGGTTGTTAAGGCTAATAATCGCGGGTTATGATTTCGGCTATGATTTTCCCGCCTTCTACATAGCCTTTGCGTTTAATGTGTAAGTCCACAACTTGCCAGTCATCCAAAAACGCATACCAGCCGACAATTTTATCTTTATATTTCTCCGCCTTTAGTGCGTCCTGAATAGGTTTTATTAAATTATCAAGGTCTCGTTTTTTCTTGTCTGGAAAATAAACTAAAATCTTTAATGACACGTCTCCGGTTATTGGCTGTATATTTTCTCTTCGCAAAATCTGTTTAACTTTTCCGCGATATGTTTTGGAGGCATCCGTCAGCCCATACCCACCAGACTCTTTGTGATAATATAAAGAGTTCGCGGTTGAATGGTGTGGGTATGGGAGACGGATAGTAACCATTAGAACGGTATCTCCCCCGGCTTAGCAACAGATTTGTTGTCAACAGTCTTGTTGGCAACGGGCTTTGACTTTCGCGCCGCATCAACCCGCGCCTGCATCGCCTTGATAATGTCCGGGCTGGCGTGTTCTTTCGGTTTACTGCCGGATTCGCAGACGGTAATTTTCCAAAACTTCGTACCGTCCTCGTTGATAATGTCGCAACTTTTATTTATATCCAGTTCTGTTCCATCGTCGAGAATAACCGGGGTAAATGCCGGGGATTCAAGCGACCTGTTCCAACCTATCATATCTAGTTTCTGGAGGCTGATTTCAAATGCCTTTCCATCTACTAGGGAAAAGGCAACGGTTCTGCGAAACGTAGCATGGAGCCGTTCCCATTCGCCGGTCGTCTCATTCCATTGGTCTGTAATTTCAAAATCCAGATTGAGAAGTGGCGTCTTTGCCTTTCCGCCGAATCCACTGGAAAGCCCCATGAATCCAGTTTTGAATTGTCCGCTGTAACTAACCATTGTTTTCCTCCTTAAAAAGTTCCGTAAAAAGTTCCGTAAACTCGGCCTGTAAATCTTCGTCTGTTTTGCCTAACCTTTTTTCAGCGGCATCAATGATTTTCTCGACATCCTTCAGAATCGGAATTATTAAATTCCTGTCCTCGCGCGGCAAATCCAACATGGCTTTCCAGCGTTTGTTATAATCCGCAAGCATGATTGCCGTGTCTTTGGCTAATGTCATTTGCCACCTCCAATCGCCGCCACATGTTTCCATGTTATGTTTTTATTAATTGCCCATATTGCAGATTCGGAAACTCCAAATTGATTTGCAATTTTTAATTGAGATGTTCCATGATTGTTTTCCATCCAAGTTTCGGATCATTAGGTATCATTATTGATTCGGTTAAATGCGTTCTATTTTTCGCAATATAACCATCACTATGATTAACTCTCAGTACTCGCTGTGGCATAGCGTTAGGGTCTATCTTGGATTCTTTACTCGTTATCTGCGCTACATAATGACCAAATAAACATAAATCAGTCCAGTTGCTGGTTAGTTCCCAAATCTTCGGATAACATGAACCGCCGTAATATTGATGGTCCACTCCCGTGCTCATTGAAAATGTCTGGACGACTGTATGCGCCAGCAGCAGAATGTGCACCCCCCGCGCGCGAATAGCATCCAGAGCCTTTAAAACGAAACTCCACTCATGGCTTACCAGCGGCATTGACCGGCGGAAATCACCGCCCTTGTCTTTGCCGAAATCGCCGCCGAAATCACGCTGGACGATATGCTCATAACAGAGTTGCGCCATGCCGCCCAGTGTATCCACGGCAAGGACGCCTTTCGTAAAGTCTTCTTTACTTGCCAGCCCGTCAACCCAGCCCCGGAAGTCCTTGTATTCCAAAATCTCAATAGCTGGAATCTGCGGAGCGCAGCCGGATTTTAAAAGCGTATCATATCCGGTTTCCCCGCGAGACATAAACAGAATCGGATTGTCGGCATAAACGGCTAATGTTGTCTTGCCCCAGCCGCCGACTGCATGAACAAGGATTCGATAGCCGGATTTTGACGCCGTGAATAGTGGCGGGAAGCCGGTTTTGAGTTCAATCTTTGCCACCGGCTGGCTTGCCGCTTGACGCGGCGGGGCTTTGGGTCTGGTTGCGGTTTCAGTCATTGGTTTCTTTCTCCATTTTATCAAGGTATTCCAAAACTTCTCGAATCCTATCGGGTGACATTGTAGCTTTGCCGTTGAGCCAGCCGCTCAAACTGGAACGGCTGAAATTCAGGGCGTAGCTAATTTGCTTTTGCGCTAAACCCATGTCTTTGATTCGCGCTTTGACTGAGGCATATTGGGCGCGGATACCCTGCGCCATTATTGGCGGTCTGCCTGAATCTTTTCTTGCGCCGCCCCATCCGTTAGACATTGGATTCGTCTTTCAGTTCCGGGTGTTCGCTATCCCGAATCTGGAAGCCCAGCGCGTCCAGAGTTTCAGGTTCAAATTGTGTATTGTTGATTTCACAGAGACTAAAGAACGGGCAGAGACGCCCCCACTTTAGACATGCTCCCGTTTCACGTGGAAAGCATCCCAACTTTCGGGAATAATCTATGAGCCATAGTTTCTGTTGCAGTTCCTCTTTATAGCGTTCTATATCGCTGTCGAGTCTTGGTATTTCTCGCTGGACATAGATTTCATGCCAGTTTTTATTGATGTAATAAGCAAGGCGATTTTCATATTCTTCCGGAGTTTCCAGACGCGATTCCATCTTCCAGATACCGCCCTTGCCGCTGGGAACACTGGCGTATGGTTCGCCGTCCTTTTTATATTGCCGCTGGCCGGCCTCGTCTCGCACAATCTTAAAACCGTTTTCGTCGGTAACGGGCACATGAGAAGGCTCCGGTAGGCTGGTTGAGGTCACGTCGTAGATAATGGTATCGAGATTAATGCCTAGAAGCATCAGCATTAAATAGTAATGTGAAAGCTGCTGATCAATGCGGAGAGATTCAAAATATTTTGACAGCGGATCGAACTTTCCATTATGCGTTTTGATTTCAAGTAGAGCCGTCCGTCCGTCGGGTAGCGTTATGATTCCGTCCGGCTTCCCGCGGATAGAGAAGCCGTAAAAGTCAAACTCAAATGCTTTCTCGCATTCGATATATTCATGCGGCGGAATAAATTCAAACCGTCCTCTCAATAGTTGGCTAACAGTCGCCATCTCGCATAGTAGCCAATAGGCTTTTTCGGTATCATCAATAATTAAATTTGTTCCTTCCTGTCTTACATATATTTGTTTTTTGTAATCGTTGCGGACAATTCGTATAGCATCTGCGGCGTCATGGCCGGTAGCCTGCAATTCCAAACCTCGATGATATGCCGTTCCAATTCGCAGCGGCGCGGCGTCCTCGTATCGTTTTTCTATCCGCTGGATGTACCGCATATAATATTTCTGCGGGCATTCGGCGAAACAGCGGAGGCTGGAAAATGTATATGAAACGACCATTATGTTCTCCAAAATTTCAAAAGGCCGGTGCTTTAATCTATCGCAACCGTAAACCGGCTACGTCAGATTTTACACTCTGAAACTCCGGCCTTTAATTTTCAAAAAAGCCGGTCGCGCTCGTGGGAGAGCAACGTCAGGAGGAGGGCTGACTACGACCGGCGGAATTATAATCTCCTCGATTCACCGAATTTTTAAAATGCCCCGAAGTGCGGTTAGTTGATTTCTATTCCGCGATTCGCCGCCTCCGCGTCCGCCGTTTCGTCGTCGTAGTCATCGAGGTCGTCATCGTCATCCAGTGATTCGATTTCGGCTTCTAATTCGGCGCGGGTGTCCTCGTCCACACGTGTAGCTTCCTTCGCCAGTTCCAGTTGGCGGTAAAAATCGTTTTCGTTTTTCGGTCTGTTTCTTGGATTCATCTTCATCCCCCTCCTTGCCCCGAAGGGCGGTTAATTGCCCAGACGCGGCCTCCGCCGCGTTAGATTTTACGACGTTCAGTGCGTAGATAGTTTGCGTGCTCTGTCAGTTCGGATTTATTCATTTTCAAGAACTGTTTATAACATTCATCCCACGTTGCGCTACCCAACCAGCCCTCATCTAGGAGTTCGGATTTCGTGCGTTCCGAAACGCCCTTTTTTGTCAGGAGATTTTTTACGTTTTCAACAGTAATAATCATTTGATTTCCTCCTCAGGCAGGTTTTTAAAATCTTTCATTCCCACGCCTATATATTACACTCTATATCGGCGGGAGTCAAATAAAAAATAAATATTTTTGCAATTATTTTTTGCTTATTTTTTGTCTAAATAGCAGTATTTTTGTTCTATTTGACGCCAATAAAAAACCGCATTTCTGCGGTTAGAGTAGATTCTGCGGGGTGTCGGCGGGATGGGCAGGAAGCCCCTGTGACGGCGAATCCGGTCTCCGGCTATAATATCGGAGTGCCAACAACCGCAGTTAAGCGCAAAATCGAGGAATCCGTAAGAATACGCTAAAAATCTGCGTTCAATGGCGGCGTTTCTAGGGGCTATTTCAGCCCATCGCCGCAGCCCCCACAGCCGCCATAGCGACGGAGACCGCAAACGCCACATATATTAATTGATAGCGGATTCAGCGCGTTGCAGGCGGTGCACGCCCAAGTAGTCGCCAGTGGCGGCATTGGCCGGTCTTCCAAGAAGGCGGAAAGAAAAACGGAATCATCCAGCGCGTCCCGACCGTGGAGACGGATAAACTCGCGGATTTTGGCGGTTCGCTCGCTCATGGGACATTATACCAGACGGTATCAAGCCACATATTCGGGCAAGGCGGCATGAAACAATTGTTATAAATCGTCGTATGCCATGAATCGTCCACTCCATAATCCACATGGTGGAAGCCCTGAATGCCGGAACTACAATAATAAATATCAATTCCAGACGTAGGCATACCGGGGCATGTCCAACACCAGCACGTACCATACACCGGCGGCGCGGGTGGGCATAGCTGACCAATAAGGGCGCATTCCGCCAGATGGTGGGAGCCGACACCAGCGCACCCCATAATCACGTTGGGATAGCCGGGGCAAGACGTAACAAGGTGTTTTGACGGCGTATCCGTCGCCATTAAATAGATGCTTTTATATTTTAGAGTATTAACCATTAACAGTTCCCCGTCGGCGCGAAGCTGTGACATGTTTCGGAAGATATGGAAATTAACGCACCTTTGGAATCAAAAACAAAATCGCGGGTAAAGAATACGAGGTCATGCCCAACGCCTTCCCAGAAACAGCGGGTTGCCATAGTCAAGGTTACCCCTTGTTTGTCCGTAGGTTGGTCATTAATATCCCAAGTAGATGTTTCCGAGCTTTCATCCGTTTCCACCGGTAAAAAATACGTGGTTTTATGGTTGCCGTAAGCCGCATATACAGCTATGTTTCCGTCGGACATTTGACAAACTTCCAGTTCGTCATACTCGCGGATTTTATAGGCATCCCCCATGACTTTTAAAGAGTAAGGATCGCCGCTCCGCAAAGTTCCCGCTTGATTTATTGGCTTTGCCGTAACTGTATCACCGGATTGGTCAGCGGTAGCTTGCCAGATAGCCGGAAGCACAGGCGGTATATTTAGTTCAACAATGCACCACTGCATACCAGTATAGCCAGCGGGCGCATAGGCTATTCGACACGTTCCCCACGGCGCGGATTCCAAACTAGATGTGGTGCTATCGGAAACACGGGCGAATAAATCCAAAGTGCTTTTTATATCAATTTGGCAAACCGCCAGTCCGCTAACAAGCACCTTGCCGCAGCCGCCTTGCTTGATATAATCCTGTGTTACTCCCACTAAAAAGAGATTTTCGTCATCTTGGACGGGTACACAAAGTTGCATCAATGGATTATAAATAAATGAATTAGCATTATCGTCGTAATAAATTCCCATAGTATCAATCTGGACTATGCTTCGCGCTGGCAAAGGATCGCCAGCATTCTGTACTAAAATAACATTGGATGAAACGTGTCCCTGTGGAGGCGGTTGCCCCGCGATGTTACCGATACCAGCATTCATCCGCCGTACCCATTCAGCGGATAGGCGGATAGGTTGTCCGGGCTGTGGATTGGTATTTGTCATTGCTTTTTGCCTTAATAGGTGTTCGGATTCAATTTCAAGTCTGAAAAATCATTGGGATAGTAAATCTGTTCAACATAAGCCGAAATAGGAACCTGCCGTATCATCTCTGACGATCCATCTTTTCGCGGTTCATAATAAACCCACAAGTAATCCCAACCGTCCTTTTCGATGTTTGTCATATCTCCAATTGTAATTACCGTCTCATGTGGAGAAAATCCAAAGCGAAATATTCCTTCCCATTGTTGCGTTGAAAGCTCATTTAAATCACAGCCTAGAAAGCGCAACGTGTAAGCTCCGAATCCCAAATATGTACCGGAGTTCATAGTATTTTGAATTGAACAAATAGTAGCAAGATAGGCGTCATTTATGTCGGAGGATTCGAAACACTGCCTTACTGTTCGGACTGCCGCCGCTCCGCCGCCCCAGTCGCAGCCTTCGCATTGTCCTTCGTGCGTTACATTTATCAGGTTTTTAAAATCAGTCGCGCCGCCCGATGAACCATAGGCTGTACTATTATAGGAGGCATAGGTCAAGATGGATTGTTTTATTCGTTGCGTTTGTTCTCCGATGGACAGCCCGCCAATAGAGACGCCAGGGGCTATGGTTATCTTGCCGCGCCGCTTATAGGTGGCGACACAATTCCATACCCCCTGACCCGCCCGTTGGATGTCAATTTGGTTTCGATAATAGTTTTCCATTATCGGCGCATTGTAAGCATCGTAGTAAGTTGTGGGCAAAGAATGCGTTGTGGCTATTAGTCCCATCGCAGCTATTAAAATCGCGGCGTCATCGGTATCATCCGGCATACCGCGCAATGTGCCCGTTACTTCAAAAGAGCCGGAGGCGGAAAGTGTTATCCTTCGGGACTTAAAGCCTTCAAGGAAAGTTGTAGAGTCTACCATGTTAATGGTGTCCTAATTGCTAACTGTAGAGGAATCTTTAGCTTCCTGCCAACCCGAATCTTCTATTTGTTTTATTGCCGCAATATCCGCCGATATTGTTTTTAAAGTTTGCAGGGTCTCGGACATACCCCCAGCCCGCCCCAATTGAGAAGCTATCGTTCCGGAAAAAGTACCCATTGCCATACCAATTGATTGATGAGCTTGAAGGCGATCTAGTTCATCTGTGAGATTTTTTAATTTACTGTTCTTATCTTGCACGTTTCGCGTATTAATATCATTAATTCGCGTTGTTTCTTGTTTTTGTACTTCTTCGTCTTGTCTGAATAACCATTTATTTAATTCATCGGAGTGTCTTTGTTTTTTATCTTCTTCTTCTTTTTGTTTTCTGACTATTTCGTCAGACTTTCTTTTTGCAATTGCCGCGTCTTCATCATCCATCTTTCCCCATTCTTCTTGAAACTTTCTTATTGCTTTTCCCTGTGCATCAAATTTTTTCTGTTCTTCACGTGATATTTCAGATAACTTTTTTGAATAATCAGCGGCAAGAAAATCTAATGTATGCTGATATTCGATAGCTTTAGTATAATATTCGTCCTGCTTTTTTATCAGTTCTTTATATTTATCAGTTTTAAACCATTCTCCCACCGGATGGGTATTTATTTCATTTTGTAATTTTGCCGCATTTTCTCTCGCTTGATTCAAAGCCCTTTGCGCCTGCACGTTTTCTTCTTGATATTCTTTTTCAATAAGTTTCCTGCGGAATTCTGCAACTCCTACCAATCTATTATCGGCAGTAAGTCCAATGCCTGATTTATCTCCGGTTTCCTTTTCCATTGCCAACAATAATCGTCTGGCTTCCAATGTTTCTTGCTTAGTAAGCCGCCCGAGTCTTTCCATTTCTGCAAGTCGCGCCAAATGCTTTTCTTCATCTGTACGTTGTTTTTCTCCAAGTTTATAATACTTTTCTGCTTCGCTGTTAAGTTTGGCATGATACATTACTAATTTATCAACGAGTTGCACGACACCCCAAGCGGTTGCCGCCGCCGCGCCTAATGCTACGCCATAACTGATAGAACCATTTACCGCTCCCTGCATAGCGCGGCTTAATGCTCCCCCCGCTCCCTCTAATCCGGGAATGTGCCGTAAAACCTGTTCCAATCCCCTCCCGAAGCCAGTTAGTTTAGTTTGAGACTCTGCAAGCCCCGTATTAAGTCCGCCGGTTTCAGTTGTTATCTTTATGTATGCCTCGCCCGCTGGTATTGATCCTGTGCTCATGTCGCGCTCCTTATCGCCTTCCGAAACAAAGGCGCAATCTTTGGTATGTTTTCATCTAATGCCGGTTTCATAAAAGCGCGTTTCGGGTAGTTACGCGGCTTATCCGGCTTAACAAACATTTTCAAGGTCTCATTGGCGTTATCTACTAGAGCCTGCGTTTTTAACCGTATATGCCAAACAATCTGTTGCGAAGCCCGCCCTTCGATATTGGAATAATATAATCCCATGCGCTGACCGTAAATATAATAATGTCGAATAGCTCCATAATCGCCGACGTGAAATTCTCGGATGTGTTTACTATTTATTGAGTCGCCAAATTCGTGTATCTTTCCAATCTTTATATCTCCGGTTAATGTAGCTCCAACCAGTACCATTTTTTCTGCCGGATAATATGCAAATTGAATTGCTTTTCTTAAACTATGATATGGCGAATCCGTATGAGTGAACGGAGGCATTCCGCGAGTTGACGCCCTTCCATATTCCGGTTTAAATCGAATAGACTGCATCACAGTACGTCTAACCATTACACCAGCGGCGGATAATCCATCTCGCGTTGCTGCATCAACATAGCTTAATATTGCATCATCATTAAACATAATAAAACCAGAAACGGAAGCTCCTTTGCCGTTGTCTTTGTATCCTTCAGCTATCATCTGCTTCCATAATCCCATTGTTGTTTTCTTTCAAAGGTAGCCGCCGCCAGCAGGGGAGAACGGCCTACTGGACGGCGGCCTATATAGCGGGCTGGCCTGCCCGCGCTTTATTAGTGCGCCGGTATCGGGCGCACTGGTTTTTCTACCCAAGCCATTTCCAACAAATCTATATTCTCCGGGGCTATTTCAATTCCCCCGCCATTGTCCGTCATTTCGTAATCTTCCAGATACATTGAAAAGGTTTTCCATGTTGCATTTGCATTTCGGCAATTCATGTTCACGGTCAAAGCCATTGCCTCCGCAAAAGGCCTCCAGTAAAATCTACCTTTGCCAAAGAGCATCAAATCCAATTCACGTAAACTAAACGGGCGTGGGTCTATTCCCAGCGCACCGGCGGCTTGCCAAATCATCCGCCAGTTATCTTGTTTATTTCGGCGTCCGGAATCGCTCGTATCCGGCGTTCCAGTTCCTCCGTCTGGTTGCTCGTCATTTCCTTCATCCGCTGCACCATTATCTTTGCCGCTCCCCGGCGGCTTCGCGGGAAAAAATCCACTATTGCCTCAATCATTGCGGCGGTTGCATCGTCTATCGAATCCCCGCCCAGCGAGTAACCAAATTCCTCCGCCGATATATCATTTTGCCCCTTGCAAAACATCCACAATACTTCCACGTGGAGATATGGATTGACGCACATTTTTTCGATTATCTCATTATTGATATTGACTAAATCAACTCCGAGCTTTTCTTTTATGTCTTTAGCCAATCCCACAGTAAGAGATAGATTCCATTCACGGCCTTTGTTATCTTTGAACTTGCTCATTTGTTCTCCCTCCATTCTCCTATGTTATCTAATTCAAACAACTTTAACTTTAATTTATGGCATAAATTCCGCGCAATGTCCAGAGATAGTGTATGATTTGCCGTCACCGACTTTGATAAATCATACCATTGGCTTAAACAGTGCGCCACTGAATCGCCTCCATCGCAACCTACCAGCCGGATTTCATTGCATCCCATAATCCAAGCGGCGTGTATAGCCGGAGCCGCAGAGCCGCAGAAGGTGAATAGCTTATTAAGTTGTGCTGTCTTTAATTTGGAATGCGTCCGATACGTTCCGGAATCATCCCGCTCCCATGTTATTATATTATCTCCTTTCGGAGCGTCAATCTTTCCTTGTTCGCGTGAAAGAAACACGGATGGAAACAATCCGTAAAATTCTCCCCTATCCATGTTGGATTTCCATTCATCCCATAGCCCCGGAGTTCTATTGCTTTTCCAGTCATCTTGTACTAACCAGAAAAGAGAGTTAGAGTCAACGGCGCATTCTGCGATACCAATAGCGCGGTTTATAGCAATAGTAACCGCCTCTTTCTTGTATAGATTGGAAACGGATAGCGCGTCAAGGCTCCGTCCCGTGCCGAGTATAAACGCGGTGTATCCGGGGAATATGTCATAAATATTTAATAGGTTCATGGTGTTTTGTATGCCGCCTCAATTAGAGGTTTTAACGCTTCTCCGCTGCGTATCTCATCCAAGTTCCATTGCCGCGCCGCTAACCAATGCAAATAATTTTCAACCGCTGCTTGTTCTGGCTTCCATCCGTCAAGCATCCGCTTTAAATCAACTGCGAAAGTATCCTTTGTGGTTCGCAAGGCAACCCCGCCGCGAGTATATACACTGTCTCCCATTGCTAGGACGGGACACCCCCAAGCGAGAGCTTCATTGCCAGCATTAGAATTTATAGTAACAACAAAGCGAGCCTTTGAAATTGCCGCCTTCAAATCCGGAGATTCAAGCAATGCAGTATTGCCGTGTATGACTTTACTCTTCAAGATTTCAACGTATCGCCGCGCCCGCTCCGTATCTCGGATGTCGTGTTTAGGGTGTGGACGGAAATATAGCGGAATATCAGCGGGGAGATGCTGGCGTACTAAAGAGCATAGGTCAACCGCCGTGCCCATCTCGCACCCGTATAGCTGGGAGTCCCCGACAACTTGACCTAAAATCAATATGTAGTCGCCAGTAATGCGCTGGGGTACTAGCGGTTCGCGCCAAACATTAAGAAAACGCTGTTTACCCCCAGCCGGCGCGGGTGTTTTAAGACTTTCCATCCATGAGGCGTGATGCAAAATTCCTTTGTGGTCAATCTGATAATAGTTTGCGCGGTCAAAAAAGCCATTCTCCAAATAGAATGTAATCAAGCCTGATTCTTTAGCGCGGTCCTGAATCTGCCCAGATAATCCTTTCATTCCGTTCCAGTTCCAAACTATATCAGCGTCATCTCCAACTTGATAATCTTGTTCTATCTGGACATTATAACCGAGTGCCGCCAGCCCATCAACTATCGCGGGCTTGATTCGTCCTTGATGCGTATAGTCCGGAGCCGTATATATAACGCGGTGTTTAGCGTCTTTGTTGGCAAAAGACAAATCAGTCTTTCCGCCCATCCACAAATGGAATACAAATGGAACCTGACATTTTAATTCCGGAGTAAGATACCGGCATCTTGCAGGATCGGCTGTGCCGTTTTGAATCATACTATATAATCCCCGCGCCTTTGCCTTCGGGAGCGGGTAGAAATAAGGCCATTCCGCCTCGATGAATAAATCGCGGTATTTGTCTATGAGTTTTGTGAATAGCTGGGGACCATAGTCGCAGCGGTTCGGCTTCTCTTTCGGAATGCGGCCAATCCAATCATCAATGAGCCTCCACATATCAGGAGCTAATGATTGTGGCGGCATAGCAAGTACGCCGTTGGCATATATCAGGCTTTGATTCTTATGCCAATGCTGCTTGGTTATAAAACCTTTGCCGTCATAGAGCGCATACGCCGAAACAATGTCTCTGATAGGTCGTATCGGCCAGAAATCGCAATCAAAATACCAGCCGCCGAATTTCTTCAACGCCGAGAGCCGCAGCAAGTCCGAGCGTGAATCCATAGCGGGAATGAATTGAAACCGCTCTTTATATTCGTCGGACAGTATAGTTTCATTATGGAATTTTATTTCAAACTCCGGATTGAGTTTGCGGAATTCATCTGTAATGTGTTTAACCCACGGCGGGAATTCGCCTCCAATCCAAACGAAATTAAGAATGTTGGGGATTTTATTGTTCTCCATTTTCGGGAAATGCCTTTCTAATCCAATCGAGATTCTCCGTATCAGAAAATACAGATGTCCACGGGATGATAATTTCAGGCTCTATCTGATAACGTTTGAATTTAAAATCAATGCGATACTGGAAAGCTCCATCCAGCCGGTCGAAACCGTAATTTGGCTTTAGGTTTTCGGTATCGTGTGCCACTATGTAGCGGCATTTATCTCTTAATTTCAGTATCAGGTCTGCTCTTGGGCAGTCGTCGTTATCAATAAACGCCATTCCCCAGCGGTCGTAATCTTCTATTTTGTAATCAGTAGACTGCTTTACTACAATAAAACCATGCGTATTGGTTATTAAATCCGCAAACATATAATAATAAAGTTGGTTTGTTTCAACGGTCGTCAATTCAATCCCGCGCACAGCGGCAATGGCATGTAGTACCGGAGTAGAGTAATAGCCCGCTCCGATTTCCAGAAAGTTGCCATTAGCTTTTGACGCTACGGCGACAAGTATCGGCAAGTGAGAGGCATATAAATCAAATCCCATGTTTTACTCTCTTCGCATTGGGAGCAAGCGTCATAAACCGCTCCAAGTCCACCATATCAGACAATAGACTCGTCCACGGAATTAAATCTTCTGGATTGACTTTCAACTCTGGAAATGAAAAATCTATCCTGTCTTTAAATTCATTAATTATGATTCCATAATTATACGTCTCCATACACTGCGAATCGTGAATCATAATTATATCAGCATGACGTTTTAATTTGTTGACGCATACGCCGCGTATAGCGTCCGTGCAATCTACAAAGGCAAGCCGCCAATAAATACAAGTAAGTAAAGTGCATTCTCGCAGATTGTTTTCACAATGGAAGGTATGATATGGAGTATGATAACTATTAAATTTCTGAATCCAATAAGACGTATCATCCAAACTGACTATTTTTCTTTCTTCGCCGGAAAGAGCATGGAGCAAGGGAGTTGAATACAATCCCGCACCCAGTTCCAATATATTCCCCTTAACTGCCGAAGCAACGCCGGCAAGAATGGGAATATGAGAGGCATACGCATCCATCGGCATTATTTCAGCCTTATAAACAGTTGCCAGTTTTCCTCTGGAATCAAAACTTCATGCGGTGTAATGGCAAGGAATTCATTGATTGCACCCGCCGCCTCTCGATTCCATCCAAATTTAACGTCATCAAATCCAAGAACGCCGCCGAATTTCAAATGATTCAAAGCCCATAGAATCGCGTCCTTTGTCGGCTGATAGTGGTCAATGTCAATATATATAAAAGCGAAATGAGGATCGTAAGGCGAAAAGCAAGCAGGAATGAAGCCCTTGCATAATTCATAATATCTATGTGATATAGAAGCACTAGAAAGCAGTTTTGTAAATTCATCTATACTACAACTCATACTACCCGCCGGATATTGCTGGGCGTCATCCAATGCCCCCGGAGCGGCAAAGCCTTCAAAAGAATCATAGGCGTAAGCTATACATTCCCGCTGTTCGGCGTATCGGCAAAGGCGTCTAAACAAATTTCCAGTATAAACCCCTACCTCAGCAAGGTCGCCAGCCGTGCCCTCGATGTATCCCATCGCCTCTGCAAGTTTACTATCGCTTAAAACTCCATCTCCCATGATATGTTATCCTTTGTGATATTGATGCAAGAACCCCGGAAACTTCTCTCTTACCATTAAGCCGCGTTCTTTAAACCAATGAGAAAACAAAGTATCTTCTTTTCCCCAGCCGTCAATTTCAGGAAACCGTCCAGCGGATTCATAAGCCGCTTTTGAACAGAATACGTTTCCCGTTCCAATGCCAATTTCGGTTGACAATCCATCGGGAGTAATGCGGTCATAATATGGAAAGAACGCCTTGCCGTCTTTTATAACTTCCAATCCCCGCCTTAAAACAGCAGGAATAAGAATCATATCCGCATCCATGAAAAAAAGATTATCAGCCTTTGCAGTAATCGCCGCAGCATTTCGCGCCCCTCCACGTGTGAATTTCTTCCCGGAATTGTTACAAACGACAATTTCAAATGATTCCCCGCATTCATCATCTATCCATGCAGGGCAACCGCCGATAGTAAAATCTGCAATAACCAATTCCAAGCCTATCCCCACGGCAAGAATAGAATCCGCCAACGCAGAGTAGCCCTTCTGGAATATCTCCCAGCGGTTGAATATGCCGATGCAGATAGATAACTCCGGAATCATGGGCGGCACGTCTCCTTAAAAAATTCGTAATTAGTAAGATATGTATATCCGCTTCCTTCCATACGTTTCAAAAGAACATCCAACGTATTATACCCCGCTACCAAATATTGCCAAGAATGCCCCAGCAAGTGTATAGGCTGTTCACGTTCAAAGAATGTCTGGATTATATTCGTTGCAAAATTGATATTGAGTGTAGACGATGTCGGCTGCTCGTAAGGATCGCCAGCATCCGCCCGTATATCAAAAGTTTGTTTTACGGTTCGGGCAAATTCAAACCCCGCCGCTCTTACAGCGTCCTTATCGTGTACATACCCATAGGGATATGCAAAGCATTTCAGCGGCTTCTTAATAATTGCTTCAACTTCCTCTTTTCCGGCGGCGATTTCGGCGGGGTCTTCTTTTATCTTGCAAAACTTCCAGTGTGTTTGTGTATGGCCGCCAACTTCAAATCCATCATACAGTTTTGATATTTCCGGCCAAAACACGCCGGGATATATCGCCTCTGAAATCCAATGGGAGCAAAGATAGAAAGTTGCCGTACCTTTTACCGCCCGTATGCGTTCCATAACGCCTCTATCAGCGTTTGTACCATCGTCAAAAGATAATGTGATTATTTTATTGGACGGCATGAGTTCTCCTGTGCGCGGGCGGAGTGCGGACGGCCTTTCCGCCCTCCGGTTTATGTTACAGCTAATCTGCGGACATATCAACCGTTACAGTTGTAGCTCCATCGGCGACAGCCGTAATAACCTTACCGAGAGATGTGTTAGTTCCCACAGTTGAGGTTACTATCAAGCTGGTTGAATCCCAGTATGCAGACGCCCCGGCAATCATCGCGGAGCCGGACGTAATCGCCTTCGGGAGCACCGTGTAATCAATCAGATCGTAGGTTGCATCATAGGCCGGCTTGATTTCAACCTGATAATTCACATGGCCGTTTATATCTTCGGAACGGTCGAATTTATGAACAAGGAAATAACCACGGACGCCGCGAGCGTACACGGTTGTAATTGTATTGTCCATTATCGCCATATCGAGTTTCAGCCCGCCTAAGAATGACCGTTGCAGTTTGATAAAATTGCTATCCATGACGGTTGTGGCTGGGACATTGAAACTGTATCCCGTTGTAATCTGCGCTTGGTCATGCTTGGTATGCTTGGAGGCGCGGGAATCAAATGCTACATCCTGAATGGTTTGCGTAAGCGTTCCATTCTGGAGGATATTTACCGCTAACCACGCGGGAGAGGCGTAAGTTGCGGCAGTGTTGATATACAAGCGAGCCTTACGCCCAAGTTTAATGTCGCTAACAGTGGCAACCATTTTAGTATCCCTTCATTTCAAATCTGTGGAACTTAAATTACACGCCCACCAGCCCTCTGGTATCGTAACTACACCGGCGGTTAGTTTGCCCCTTACTGGAATCCACACCCTACATGCCGGTATGGATTGCCGCAATTTTACCGGCGTTCCGGCTTCGACATAAACGGTATTAGTAAAACAGCCGCCCGCCAGCATCATAATTAATAGAGAGGATGCAGAAACTTTAAGAGCGGCTCGTATCTTATTTTCCATTGCGGTTTTCACCTGCAAATCGGGCTTTGCTTCTTCTGTCGTATCCGGCGAATTATCTTTGACTGACTGGATAGCCGCTGGAAGCAAGGCTTTCAAAAGCTGAATGAAAAAGTCAATCAATAGACTCATGCCACTTTCGCCTTATCATCCAAATTGCCGTTTGATTCCAGTTGCGCGTGGACGATATTGATTCCCTGTTTTAGTTCGTTTGTTTCCGTCACAGTGGGCGCAACCCCAGCGTTAGTCTTGGCATAAACATCAAGGATGTATTTCAGCGCGGCGTCAGCCTTCGCCAGAGACTTATTCGGAGTATTGTCAGGGATAGTCTTTTCCGCCCATTGGATGGCGGCTATAACCGTGCCTTCGTACTGTTTCCACAGTGGCTTCTTGCTATATATCTTATTGAGGATATACAACACGGCGGATGCCGCCAAAGTTATGCCAATCGGCGAATTAAGGATCGTCCAGACATAATGTAGAATTGTTTGCAGCATGTTTTCAGTTCTCCTTTTACCGCCTCAAATAGTGGCTTAGGAGTCCGGCGGTCAGGACTCCGAGAAAATAGCCCACCATTAGAAAAACAACGCGCTCCCAAAATTTTAATTCGTCGTTCATTTTAACAAAACCCCAATAAGCGCGATAATAATTCCCGCAATGACCGCGCCCACAACGCTAAAAATCCATGACTTTGAATCTTTATGTATTGCAACATGCGCCTCAAGATTTTTTTTTGTACTTTCGCAGGCGGTCTTAACATCCCGCAATGTATCATGGATTCCGTCCTTGCCCCAAACGGCTTCCTTAAGTTCCATGATTGGACAGTCTGCAAAACGTTCCTTGCGCCAGCAGTTCAGGGCTTCCGTGACTGCCAACTTTACATGCATTGTAAGTTCGTCGGCGTCAATGCGAAGTTGTCGTCTTGTTTCGTCACTCATGGCAACTCTAATTTATCTGGGTTGACTTTTGGTTGCGGTCCACCCATCAAGGTTATCTGATGCGCTATGCCTTTTTCGTCGTTTACCGCCGTTGTTATTGCGCCCACCATTCCGGGGATAAAGCCTTTTTCATCGGCTTCGAGTTCTTGATAATCCGAGTTGAGAGCTAACCAATGTTCATCCTCGATGCCAATGGCAACAATCACGTCTCCCATTTGACAGGCGCAACCGTATAACGGGCTATCGCTAAAAGGAATCTTGGCGTCCTCGTCCGAAAGATTGAGATAATTAACTTCAACCTGTTCTTGTGCCGTACCGTCTTGATAGATTCGCACCGTCTTATATAATTCGACAGGCTGTATCTTCCCGCCCTTGACGGGAATGGCGGGCAGCGGTTTGGCGAAGGCGGCAACAAAACTCATTGGCTAATCCTCAAAAGATTTGCCGCGAGACTCTGTAATTCCGCCAGCGTCGGTATATTTGGCATTTCCAAGACTAACGCATTTTTCACCCCCGCGTTGACCTGTTGGCTAAATGTACCGTTGTTATTTCGTGAACCGATGGAAAGGTTATTAATATTTGCGTTTGCCTGTGCATTGCCCGTATCGTCTCCGGCGTTCCAGAAGGTTGTACCGTCATACGCAACTAAACGAGAGCCGGAATAGATGTAAGCTATCGGTTTATTCGCGGCGGCGGCAGTTCTCCACGCGGAGGCGTTGATTGTTGCCGACGCGCCAATGTTGTTATCACCAGATACTGAATTGTTGGCTTGGTCAAAAATGATTCGGCGATACGTGGTTAAATCATGCGCAAGGTCATGGCAAGAAATCACTCGCGGCAATGCGTTTGCAGCTTCGGATGTTGGAGCATGATTTGCTTTTACTACCGCGCCAAGAATTAAATGCTTTCCAGCAGTTGTAATAATTGTGCGAGACAGATTCGTCGCCGCCCCCGCATACGTCGCGTTGGTTTCGGAGACGGGATAGATTATCGGCACTTGGAAGGGGGATTTGACCACGGTGAAGGCGGCAAAGTCACAGGAACCAGCAGCAGTAGAATTATAATTCCATGCGGAATCCGTAAATAATACAAAGGGTTTATCTATTGTTTCCGTTGTGGGTACAGTAAATGTGTATTCAACAAGATAACTTCCATCACTATTTAATTTTATGCTTCCCGCAAAAGTATTGGGATGCGCGCCCGTAGATGATGGAGTAACCGTTCCAAGTGTTAAATCTATTTCCAGTTTAAATTGTTCTGCAGTCGTATATCCATAAGACTGTATCATAATATAACGTTGATTTAAATCTTTTAGAATTAACTTGCCTGTATAAATATCTCCCGCAGTAGCGGCACCAAAACCAATATATGATATCCAATGATTACTGTTTGCACCATTTGCTGTCCATCGTATAAGATTTTTC